ATGTTACTTTCGAGCCCAGCGGACTCGGCTTGTGCCCAAAACTTGCGCCCGCCTTTCAAAACGCCTGCCGTGCTCAATTTGTAACCAGCGCTCTCAACCAAGTCGCGGAAGAATTCGAGCGTCTCATGCGGCTGCACTACTTTAAAAGCGCTACTTACAATTGCAAGCGGGGCTTTCGTGTCACTGCGGAACAGTACGTGGTTTGCTTCATCAACCATTACATCGCCGTCTGTTGACGTTGCGTAGCGCACTTTCGAGCGTTTGATGCGCCAGTCCATGCCCGCCGCTGCCTGCCATTCCTCAATTGTGGCTGAGTCGCGTAGCGACTGGCCAAGGCCGTGCCACGGCTTTTCGCCGACGTACGTCATCTCAACGAAACCGTTGCTGCGTTGCGAGAGTTCGTGTGCCATCATTTCACCTCTTTGACTGTGTTCGCCGCTTTAGCGGCATTGAATTTTGCGAAAGCCGTGTCTTGGTAAGTGCGCTTCGCATCTTCCCAACCGTGAAACCAGTCGATGTACGCTTCGATTCGGTCTTCGCCCTCGTCGTGCAAGACCGGATTCGTGAAGGCGCTGAACCCGCCGTTATACGCGATTACGCCAAGTTCATAAGGCGATTTACCTAAAAATTGTGCCATTGCAATCCCCATTTCGTTAAATTGTATTTGCACATCAGTCAGCGAATGCCAACTAACAACGCTGGCGCGTTGTTGCTTGGTACTCAGTACTTCGGTTGGAACGTCCAAGTAACGTCATCGTACAACGATTGTGCTAGCCCATATTTGTCTTCCGTAATAAAGCATTCTTGTAAGCTGCCGTCGTTGCTTTCGTCAACTTCCATTTCGAACACCGCCCGATGCAAACGTTCAATCTTCGCGATTAAACGGGCGTGCTCAACTTTCAATTCAAGCTTATTCATTTTGTCACTCCTTGTTTGCGTTAGCACGGCGCAACGCGAGTGCGATTGCGCGCGCATGATTATAACCAGCTTCCCATTCCAGCACTAGCGCGAGGTTCCAGCTGATAATGTCGTCAGCTTCGCTAAAGCTTGTTTTGCTAAATGTCATACGCTTTTGGTACGGGTTGTCGAAGTTGCGCATCACGTACGCTTCCGCGCCCCGCGAGTACGCTACTGCTAACGCTTCCTCATGCGCCATTATTGCTTTGTTCATGTTGCTCATTGTCGTACTCCTTGCGCCCTTGCTGGCGCGTTGCTAGTTGTTAAATGCCGCGCAGCGCGGCCCTCACGCTGCTAACGGTGTAAGGTGCGTAGTCCGGCGTACACGGAGTACCGTTAGCGCGCATAGCTGCAACGAATTCGCGCGCTGCCACCGCCTTCGTCCGGGAATGCTGAACTAGCCGCCTTGCTTCTTCATACAAACCAGCGTCATTGTTGATCCATAATGCGACGTTCCAATGATTCCAATTCTTGTGACCATTGTATGTTGCCATTTCGTTCTCCTAATGTTGTACTGCATGATTCACAATAGCGCCCTATCACGACGCTAGAGTCAATCATCTCGCAAGCGCTAAGCGCCCTCGCGAATTAGATTGTGGTGTTGCGCCAAATTGTAAAAGAGCTTCCGTGTTATGCGGTTCACGAGCCAGCGTTGTGTGGCTTGTGTGGTGCCCGCGCTGTTGCGCGTTTGTTGCGTGTTGCTCGTTGCTCGTTGCTGCCGTTTGCCTCCTTTGCGTCGTTTCCTGAGTTTCCAGAGTAGTCCCTTGCCGCGCCCATTTCCAATTAAACTTAGCTATCGGCGCTATAGCCTGCGCCTATCGCACCAGGACACTCGCTGGCACTCGCTGGCACGCGCTGGTGCCGGTCGCGGCGCACCGCGGCTAGCTCCGGGCACCGTTGCCCAGCCTAGTTTGGGCGCTGCTGCACGCCCCCTTTATATAGGCGGCGCCGGCTACCGCTGCGAATGGCTCGCCGACAGACGAGACGGGGCCGCACGCTTGGCCTCCGGCGCGCCCCTTGTGTGGCCCTTACTCGCTGCTTGCTGACCGGAGGAGGCCTATTGCGGACTATTTAGGGGCATGTCCGTAGCGCAACGACGGAGCGCGCAAGGCCAATGAATATAAATGCGTGCGTGTATGGCGATGGGGATTTAACATTCTGTGTCAGTATTTAACATTTGCGCACATCAAATGTGCATAGCATGATAATCATATGTGCGTGTTTTTCAGCCAACGTTACGCAATTGGCAGGCAATTCAGCTCTGAACCAGTTGCCAGGCAAGACAACGTTGCCGCCCAGAAAAGGGGGGTGCTGTCCGGTAGGGTGGTGGCGGGGGAGCGTGAGCGTTACAGGCAGATGTCCTCACAAATTTTGTTTTTCTTGTTGGGAACGTTGTCTTGCAACAATGTAAAGAAAGCTCGACAAAATTTTTTTGGCCCCTATACTGTGCGCTGTCGTGCAATCAGCGCGGCACGAAAGGAAGGAGGCTCACTTTGAAAGAGCAAGCCCGCTCCGAACCCTCCAAACTTGTATTGGAAGTTCATTTTTTTAATCATGGCAATAACGACGAGACTCGTACAATTGTCACTCAAGGAGTAAAGATCATGGCACTACTAGACGCACTGACTGCGCAAGTCACGAAGAACACGGAAGTGGACGAAAGCGCAATCGTCCTGCTGCAAGGACTGAAAGCGAAACTGGACGAAGCTATCACGAGCGGCGACCCGGCAGCTATCCAAGCACTGTCGGATCAGTTGGGCGCATCCACGCAAAAACTGGCTGACGCCGTAGCAGCAAATACAGTTGCGTAACTGAAGGGCAGCAAGCAGTAATGGAGAGGCCCGTTAGTGGGTCTCTTTTTTTTGTGGCAACGCGGTACGCTATGGTATACTTGCGCGCAAAGAAGATAAGGAGCATTGAAATGAGTAAACGCCGCGCACACTACACAGATTACGTAGCAAAACAGATATGCGAGAAGATCGCACTTGGCAACTCGTTAAAGGCAACGTTAGCAGAGATAGGGCCGATGGCCCCTAGCATGCCAACGTTCTGGCGCTGGCTAGACGAATACCCTGAATTTAAAGCGAAATACGATCGCGCCCGTCAGATGCAAGCAGACATACACGCGGATACCATGCTCGATATGGCCCGCGATGCATTTGATAATCCGTCAAAAGCCGCCGCTATCCGCGTAGCAACTGACATCTTGAAGTGGCAAGCAGAGATACGCGACCCGAAGAAGTATGGACCGAAAGCCGTCCAGAAGGAAACGCAAGGTAAGCTCTCACCGGATGATCTGCGTAAAGAGATTGCGAAGCTCGAGCAGGAACTCGGTGTGAAGGCAGTACCGGGGATGAATACAGCGCCCAACTTCACACGTAAGCCGGAATCAGAGCAAAGCTCGTCCGAGCAAAGCGACTCACCTGCGGCAGATCCGCGGAGCGAATCACATAGTGAAGCGCACCTCACGTTCGTTGCACCGGAGCGCCTCCAATGACCGCGAAGAAGCCGACAGAAGAAAGCAAATTCGCAAAGCTCCAACGCCTCGAAGAGTTACGCAAGAATTTTGGGATGCTCTTTTACGCACCGTACGGGAAGCAGCGCGAGTTCCACAAAGCTGGCGCAACAAAACGCGAACGCCTTCTGATGGCGGGCAACAAACTCGGAAAGACGTACGCCGCCGGATTCGAGTGCGCATTCCACGCTACCGGCATTTATCCGGCGGATTGGGAAGGCCACCGATTCACAAAACATAATCGGGGCTGGGCTGGTAGTGTAACAAGTGAACTAACACGAGATGGGCAGCAACGTATCCTCCTTGGCACAATTGGCAGATGGGGTACTGGTTGTATCCCCAAAGACTGCATCCTCGACATAAAGAGGGCAAGAGGAGTACCTGATGCTGTTGAAACTATACTGGTGCGACACACCGATGGCGATGTCTCGCAAATCACCTTCAAAGCTTATTCGGATGGGCGCGAAGCGTGGCAGGCAGAGGATCTTGATTGGGTGTGGTTCGATGAAGAACCGCCGTACGACATTTATATCGAAGGCATTACGCGTACCAACAATACGTGTGGGCCGGTCTTTCTTACGTTTACGCCGCTGCTCGGTATGAGCGACGTTGTGATGCGATTCATTGGCGAGGCGCAACAAGACCGTTCAATCACAAGTATGACCATCGACGACGTTGAACACTATAGTCCAGAGCAGAAACGTAAAATCATCGATAGCTACCCAAGCTACGAGCGCGAAGCGCGTGCTATGGGCGTCCCCATGCTCGGTTCCGGCCGCATCTTTCCGGTCGAGGAAGGTCTAATAAAGGAGGCGCCGCTCTCCGCGATTCCCGCGCACTGGCTCCAACTGTTGGCTTGCGACTTCGGCTGGGATCACCCGACCGCTTTCGTTCACTTGCTACTTGATCCGGATGCCGACTGCTTGCACGTTGTCAAAGCATACAAGCGTCGAGAGGCCGTCCCTCTCATA